CTGATTACCAAAATTCGAGATTTTGTTTTTGTCATTCATCCTCATCGTCATCCTCGTAATCGCCGAATTTTTCGGGTTCGATTGGGGTAGGCAAAATCCAAGCAGGATAGGCTTGAGGCTCTGTAATCATAAACAAAGCAACAGACTCCGTGAAGCCTGCCCTTTTCAATGACTTGTAGTATTCATGTAGCCCGATGCAAAAAGCATCAAGCTCTGAATAGCCTTGATCTTCTAACGCCTTAGTTGCTCTTTTTGCCATGACTAAATTGTCACCTCTCCAATAAAGAAATGATTGTTTCGACACGCCCTTCAAGTCGATTCAATCTGTCATTCATTGATGAACCACCGTTAGGTTTTAGTTCAGCCAAGTAATGCTTCACTAGCCAGCGGACTGATCCTGCAAAGCCTGTGACGATAGAAATAACTGCAACTGCAAGAGCCGCCCAGTTAAGGGCGCTCATTATGCTTTGATGCCTAGACTTGAATCGTTAGGGTTTAACCAACGAATGATTGGTGGCAAGCATGATGAAAGACCAGCAGCGATTAACGCTTTTGGCTCTGTAACACCAGCTGCTGCTAATGAAAGAACTGCTACTAAAAATGCTCTAGCCCATGAGCCTGCTGCTGTTTTAAGGTCGTTCATTTATCTGCTCCTAGCATCGGGATTTGGAAGAACGAAGAATCTGAATCGCCCTTTTTGGTAAAGCTGATATGAATGTGATGATCGTGGCGATTAACCCCATTGTAAGAACGCCAACGCCAAAGTGACTTAGATGAGGCAATTCGACCTGCGAAGATGACATATGCAATGCGCTTGTCTTTCTTGGCGCATAGGCGTATTTGGTCGGCAAGATAAGCACCTGTGCTGGGGCGTGTGTCGAGATCCTTATCCACATCAATAGCCCTAACGATTCCGTTAGACGGATCGGGATTGTGGTCACTCTTACGATTGGAGTGCTTGGCATCGCCTATCCAACCATCGCTTTTGCGGTCGCGGTCTGGGTAAGCATCATCAATCATCTCTCGAAGTTGTTGCCCTGCTTTACAGAGTATTGGCTTCATCAAGACTCTTTAAATATGCCTGATAATCAGAGTTGCCCAAGTCTTTAGGAATAGATGCACCATCTGACCTTAAAATAACTACATCACCTAATGCAGTTGTAATTTCTTGATATGTATATTCTTCCATTTTATAACTCCGCACTTGCTACATAGTGAAATAAAAATCCGTTAAATGCAGCGTTAATTGTGCCACCGCTATTATTAGCAACTTCAAATGCTCTTGTGCCAATATATTGAGCAAACCCTGTATTTGCTCCTAAGTCTGCACCGCTGTTATCTGAAACTCTGCCAGTCTGACTAGATGTATAAGAATAAATTGTGACTGTAGGCGCAACGCGCATTTCAGATTTCAATGTAACCATACCAACACCACCAGAAGTTGCAATGTTTCCGCTTTGGCAAAATACTGCTCCAGCAGTAGTGGTATTTGTTGGTGGAGTTGTGTCTGTGTTATAACTCTTTTGGTAATACCTTTGGCAAGCAGCCAATTCACCTTGAATAGTTCCACCAGCACGACTAAAGGTTGTGGCATAAGAACCGAGTTCTACTTGCACACCAGTGATTTCATAGTAATCATTTGCCCCAGCAGTACCAGTTGGATTGAATACAGTGAGCAACCCTATTTCTGTAATTGTACTCGCAAGCGTTGCAGTATATGTAAAGCGTTGCCATGTCGTTGTTAAAGTTGCATTTGAAGAAACAGCATTTGTTGAACCTGTATAACCTGAAATTAAGTTTTGGTCTGTTCCTGTGCCTGTTACTAAATAGACATCAAGCAGGTTCGATGTTGCAGAATAGTTTGCACCTCTTCTAGCATAAAACGATAAGGTTACTGCCCTGCCAGCAAAAGGAATTGAATTAACGGACTCAAAAGGTTGAGTGAGCCAAAGTCCACCAGTTCCAGTTTGACCGCTATTTCTTTGATAACGAAGTGCATATTGAATGTTAGGTAAATTAGTTGTATCACCTGTTGCCTGACGAGAAACAGTACAGGCTTGATTTGCTCCAGTGAAAGTTTGCCAGCGATCTGCTAAATAAGTTGCGCCAGCAGATGCAGCCAATGATATAGATGTACCTCGTTGCCAAATACTCATGCCACCGTTGATGACCGCATTTTTACCTGCTTGGCTTGACAGTGTGCTTGTCTGCAACAGGTTTACAGTCCCGTTAGTATCATTAACATCCGATGCGGAATAGACATCTCCATTTGCATAGGTCGTTTTAAGTGGAAGTCCGACAGCCATTAGCACACCTCTTTCATAGGGTCAATTCTAGTACATAACATCGAGCAAAGCCTCCTGCGTGGTCAATGTGGTTTTCCATGTGTTAGGGGTGATGCTGTGGGCTATGCCCTGACATTGAAGCTTCTTGACAATGGTAGTTCCAGAGACATTCACATTGGTAATTTCCATTGTGTCAAAGTAATCAAGATCCAAAGCTGCGACTATGCCAGCCCCATAAGCAAGGGTTACTAAGTCAAGCGTGATGGATTCAATTCGGATGGTGGTGTCTTTGCGGCTTGTAACAAAGGCAGTTGCTAAAGCTAGAGCATTGGCATCTGTTTGCATAAGCATCTGCTCCGCTGTGACCGAGTGCAAAAAGTATTGTGATATAGATGTGGCATCAGAATAGGTCTGGACTGTTCCGCCTATACGAGTCACGCTACACGCGTTCACAATGGTTTTATCATCGTGAGCGAATGTAATTCCAGCGTAAGAAATATCTGAAGATCCTGTGGCATTTGAGAATTTAGTAGGTGCTACGGATTGAGCATCATAGACAAATTGACGGTTCTTAAATACAGCGTTTCCAGACTTGTCTATATAAAAAGCACCCTGCTCTGTGAACTCTGCGGTTTGAATAGCCGCAAGGCCTGTACGAACGGTTGCAGGATCAGCTACACAGGTCGTATTGCCAGTCTGAATTGACCTTTGGCTAACAGGCCAGCCCACTGTATTTAGAATCTTATCAATGCGTGTGCCTGTGTCTTGTCCTGCTGCCTGTCCTGTGACAGCTGTAACATTGGAATTAAATAGCAACTTAAATCCGTCCGCGCATACTAAATCGACATATCCTATTTCTTGATCGCGTGGATATGTATAAAGATATTCAGAAATGTAACCTTTGAAGATGCCGTAATTAGTGCCGTCATAGGTGGCTGAAATCTGAATAGAGCGTAAAGGTACTAAGTTAGGGTAATAAGGGCTTGAAACATTTTGTGGATTCCACGCGCCTGTTTCGTCAATAATGCGAACTGTGGCCGTACCTGATAGATACTTGTCTTGAAATAAGTTGCGTTCTTTACGAGTGTCAATCTTAGAAACTTGATTAGATACATCAACAATGACTGTTGAACCAGAAGCAAGTTCAGCAAAACCTAGACGGCTAGATCCAAGCACAAAGGGTTCTCCGAAGGAAGCACCGCCAGTCAGGTTGATTTTTACAATAGGGGTTGCTGGTAATGCCATTAGTACACCGAGCTGTAATTAACTGGAGTACCTGATGCCTGTTGTGCGTAGAGCCCTTGAGTAATGGCAGATACTAAATCTTGTTGTGTTGATACTGATCCTTGCACTACAACATTGATATTTTGCACTGCACCTTGTCTTGCAAGATTACCTAAATGGGTATCTCCAAAGCCCATGAAATCACTTAATGAAGTAGCTGGTAAATCAGCAGCAGCATTGCCCGCTGATTCTCCTAGACGAGCTGAACCAGCATTAAATCCACCCATGCCGATTCCAGTTGAAGTAAGAATTGGTGGCACATAGTTTGCCAAAGCAGCTAACTGTGCTGCGATTGCTTGAAGGGTTGATAACCATTCATCAAATGGATTAGGCACGCTACCTAGATTGACCATATCGCCGCGAAGTTGAGATAACTTCTGAGCATTAGAAATCATGCTGTTAGAAAGGCGAGCAGCAGCAGTCAGGTTTTCTTCACTGATTGCAGCTTCTAGGTCATAGATGTCTTTCTTTAAGGCAACTCTGACTCTTTCTTCTTCTGTAAGTTTGCCCTGTGCGGCTGCCGCTAACTGGATGCCTTCTTCATCAAAGACCTTTTTGCCTTGAGCAAGAAGCAAAGCGTACTTGTCAAGTATTTCTTGCTTTTTCTTTTCAGCAGCTAATTTTCTTTGTGTATCTAATTGCTTATTCTTGAGAGCGTTCAATTCTTTTTGTCGCTTGATTGCGGCTGTTTCTAAAGCCGCCAATGCTTGCTGTTGCTTTTTCTCACTGAGAGTCAATACAGGAGTAGGCTTTTTTGGAACTGTAAAATTGATGCCAGCTTGCTTTCCTGCAAAACCTTCAAAGATATTTTTAGGTAAGTTCTTTAGGTTTCTTAGGATGCTAGTTAATCCACCACCTGCTGTGCCTATGGATAGCGTTACAAAGTTAAAAGCCTTAGCTAAGGTCTCAATAGCCGTTGCCGCATCGCTGGCTTCTGTACCGCCACCAAGACGAGCTAAAGCATCAATTAAGCCTTCGCCAATAATCTCTGAGGCATTGCCTGTGGCTATGCTTAAAACTTCCATCTTGTAAGAAGTAGTAGTCAAGTAATCTTCTGCTGCGCCTGCTGATCTATTAAGAACAATGCCTAAAATCTCTGAGAATGTCTTAGTATTGAGTTCTGCTCTGGTTAAGCCTGTGTTGTATTTTGCTAGGCCTTTGGTAATGCCAATATAACCTTTGCCTAAATCTTCTGAAACGGTAGCAAGATCAATGCCAGATGCTCTGCTGATTGTGATTGCATCATTGAGAAGTTTCTGAGATTGTGTCAATGATCCAGTAGTGGTCAATAGACCCTGAAACGCTGGACGAAGAACATCATCTGCAATAGCGGCAGACTTCTCAAGGTTGGCTATGTAATCAGCAATTTGAGGGTTAGCAAAGCCAATGCCTAGATTTTCTACTGCTCTGCTGAGTCGAAGGGCAGCAGCTTCATCCTGAGCAAAAGCTTTAATTGATGCTTTGCTGTAGGCGAGGATTGCATTTGCTCCAAAAGCAATACCTACTGCACCTGCTAACTTCTTGACATTGCCAGTTAGTTTTTGTGTGGCTGTCTCAGCTTGTTTGAAAGCCTTTTTGCCTGTGAACTCCGCGGCAATGTTAATGGCTACATTGCTCATGCGGCTCTCCTCACATCTACTATTTCTGTTCTTCTATTAAATGCCGCACTTGTGTTTTCAACAGCTTTTAACACAGAAGCGTTAGCCTTGCCTTGAGTCTTAGCCCATGCTCTAAAGATTAAACGACCCATCATGCGATGGTCTCCCTTTTTATTAGGGCCGTAGAGCTGACCAAGATTAGAAATAAACTGATTGCCAGCATAACGATTTACTGATCTAGACACACCCTTACTTGCCCCGCCTGCTTTAGGGCCTACCCAATTTTGACCTTGACCATTCTTGCGGCCAGCAGTCTCATAGATAGCACCAATCATGCTTTTGTTTTGGATTCTTATTGTATTAACAAAACCATTGCGATTAGGTTGTGAAGGTGTAGTTTTATAAATAATACCTCTGCGAATTACGCCTGAGTCATACATAGGAAATGCTGCTTCAGAAAATGCTCTAGGTTGCCATCCACGCATCGGAGATGTAGGTGGCACAAATGAGCGAGCTTCATTAACTACTGGCTTAAGAATTTTGCCAAGTTCTTTGGTTAATTCTTTTGCTAGGTCTGGAGCATAAGCGGCTAAAGCCTTACGAAGTGCGACCGCGCCCACGACTTCTGTTGGCATCTTTGATCTCCTTCGCTTCGTCTTTTAGACCTTGCAGTAAAGCATTTAGCATCACTCTGTCTAACTCTAATAAATGTTGTGGCGCGATCCCTAACCTTATGCTTAGCCTAGCAATAAGGTAGGTGAACGGGAGATCGCGCTTTAAGCTAAAGGGTCGGAATCTTCAACAGAAACACTTTTTAGTGTCTCAATAAACTCCATCCCAAATGGCTTAACAGTCTCACCTGACCTGCGTGTAATTTCCCATGCTAACCAATAGACATCCGACTGCTTTTCATCTATACGAAAGGCTTGGTGGAAACCCTTTTTAGCATACTGTTCAAACGCATACTCCACTGCTGGAGTAATTTCGCCTTCTAATACGCTTCCATCTTGTCGAACTATCTTCAGTTTTGCCATGTTTTGCCCCTTTGTTAGTTTTTTTAGAAAGTACCTGTTGTTGCTACTGCAACTGTTGAATTACAGTTCCATGTAACTGATTGCATCGCAATATCGCCAACAGCACCGTTGATGTCTGTTAGGTTATTTACTAGCACTGACATTGTGTAAAGTGGATTTGTAGCTGATACTGCTGCGCTTTTATCTTGTAACAATACAACTGTTACTGTAGTTCCATACGCTGCTTGCAGTGTTTGAAGTACGCTAGCTGATGCTGTGTCATTTAGAAAGTCAATAGTAATAGAAGATGTCTCTAGGCCTTTTACTGCCTTAGCTGATGTGTCACCCATTGCAACGACTGATAATTCGTCAAATGTGCGGTTCAAAGTTACTGATTGACAGTGGTCACTTAGGTCGACAGAATTTACCTTAACGCCGACCTTGTTATTTAGAAATACGCTCATTAAGGTTATTCCTCATCTTTCTTAGTAGTTACTGGCTTTGGTGCTGATGGTGCAACCTGTCCGATCTTGATCAGAAAGGCCTCGTTCTCTTTATCCCAATCGGACATGATTATTCCCAACTCGTTAAAATAGATACGGACATCTCGCAGCTGAGCAGTTCCCCGCTAGCAACATTGAGAATACTTGGTGCGCTTACTGCACTTACATTATAGGTTAAACCTGATGTAGATAACTTCTTAAACACGGCACAGACAAAATCTTCTATGCCATTCAAATTGCCTTCGTTGTCGAACAGGCTGGTCGTAATAATCAACCGAAAGTTAGCCAAAGGACTAATGCCTATGTGCTGGTTATTTGTTGGCACAATGTATTCATCGGAAGGACTGACGATTACAGAATTTGCAAGAATCGTGCTTGGCGGAAAAGCAAAAACTTGATATTTTGTATTATCTACTAAAGCTGTGGCTAAGGTAGTTCTAAGTGTTGTAATTGGAACTGGCATTTAGCCCACCATTGAAGTCGGTGCGAGTGCATGAGCTATTAATCCTCTGACCTTAGCGAGGAGCTGCGCACTCATTCGGTAAGGTGAGGGCTGGAAATCAACGGCATTAGAACCTGAGAGAGTAGCGGTTCTTGCTTGCCAGATTTCAACAGCGATCATCAAAGCTGCATTTTGTACTGCTTGATCTAAAGTCCAGTCCACATAAGTATCTGCTGTGACTACGCCAAAAGGTTGTACTGGATGCTCTACTGCTGGAGTGTTGTTGTT